GTCCAAGGACAAAGACCACATAATGTAGAGTCTAAACAGCCACTTTATTATTATTTTCTTTGGCATAAAATTTAACTTTTTTTAACATACTATGAACACCATTATTTCTTCCTGGTGTTAATAATGTATCAAGATTCATTCTTTCAAACTCTTTTTGATCAAACTCTCTAATCTCCTGGGCCCTAGATCCACTGTACACGTCTGCTATAATACAGACCATGCCCTTACTAATCAATGCAGCTGAATCAGCAGTAAAATATATTTTATCATCTTCTACAAAATGAGGAATTAACCATGTCTGTGATTGACAACCTGGAACTTCAAATGATTTAACTTTATGTTGTTCTGGAATTGTTACAGAATTTCTTCCGTAATCCATGATCCATACAAACTTATCTTGATCTGAATCTATGTTATTTAGTATTTGTAGAT